AATGGGAGAGCTAAAAAAATGGCGTGATCAGAAGTGGGTTCGCATAGGAACTGACGGAAAGATTAAGGGTGCTTGTGGTACAAGTAAAAACAAAAAAAATCCCGACAGATGCCTTCCTTTAGCGAAGGCAAAACGTCTTAGTAAAAAAGCGTTAGCAGCAACAGCTAGAAAGAAAAAAGCTTCTGGGGGTAAAACTCAATTTATAAAAAACACTTCAACTGTAAGAAACGCATGAGCGCAATACCGACTGGAACAAAATTTCATGGAGTAGCACCTGTAGTAGACACTGTAGATAAAGGGTCTGCTCTTGTAGACACATTAAGAGAGGCGTATACTATAGATGATATAGCTTCTTATACATACACAGGAACAACAGCTACTTTAGAGCCTGAGTTTATGACAGTAACTCCAGGTGGAGCTTCTACTATAACAACTAAAAAGAATATTATAGACCTTAATTGGGTAGGAAGCTCAGGAACTCATACATTAACTTTACCTTCAGCGGCAGAGATACCCTATCGTTTTTTAAGAATAGTAAATGATTCTACAGTAGTAGCTTCAGATAAAGTTGATATTGCCGCTCCTATTGGCGAAACAATTGATGGGGCTGCAACTTATGAAATAAACAAACCATATAATGGGGTTGCTGTTTGGTCTGACGGATCAAACTGGATAGTGATTCAAGCAAAATCAACATAATGGCCGATAAAAGTAAAATGAAATGTAATGTTGTTACTAAAAGCGACAGAGCTGGAAAAAAGAAAATGGTTAAAGCTTGTTCGGGAGGAAAAGAAAAACTTATACATTTTGGGGCAAAAGGCTACGGCCATAATTATTCTGCTGCTGCTCGTAAATCTTTTCGGGCTAGACATAAGTGTTCAACGGCAACTTCAAAACTTACCGCTAGGTATTGGTCTTGTAAAAAATTATGGGCCGGAAAAGGAGGTTCAACCAAATCATCTCCTAAAAATATTAAAGGAAAATATTAGTATCTTTGTAGTCAACAAAAAGACACAAAGATGAAAAAGCAAGGTTACAATGCTCGTTTAGACGATTCTTTAGGAGCGAAGCACGGAAAAAAGTCTCAAAGCTATAAGGCTAGAAGAGATGAGTCTAAAGGTATGATGAAATACTTTGGGGAGCATCCTTACTCTAGTGATAAAAATATGAGCTAGGAGATGGCTAAAGATAAAAATTTTATTCAAAAAGTTTTTCAAGGAGCTAAAAAAAGAGGCACTCTAGGGGATTGTACTGGTAAAAAATACGGAAGTAAAAGTTGCCCGGTAGGATCAAAGAAATATAATTTTGCTAAAACAATGCGAAAAATAAACAAGTCTAAATGATTAAAAACATTAAATGTACGTGGAATAAAATTATTTTATTCTTAACTTTTTCTTTATCTGAGTGCGAAGACGGCAAATGTAAATGTAAAAAATGAAGTCAAAAGGATTTGGGGATACTGTAGCTAAGTTTACTAGGGCCACTAAAATAGATAAGGTCGTGAAGACTGTTCTTCCTGGAGGCTGCGGATGTGACGATAGACGTGACACTTTAAATAGAATGTTTCCTTATAAAAAATAAATAATTATGGCATACCAAAAATTACAAGCTGGCAGAGCATGGTCGGTTTATCCTAGTGACAATACAAACATACCTGATATTAGTACGTCAGGACCTACGGGAACTACTGATGCAGTAGGGGCTGGGAGTTTACTTCTTATTGATAATAATAGAACTGGAACAGATACATCAGATCCAGCTACTTTATCTTTCACTTTAAGTGGTTTAAAGCCAGGGATGATAATAATCAACACTAGTACGGGTACTCAGTCAGAGTTAGTTTCTGTCGTTAACGGAACTACATTACAAGTTAAAGATGCTATATTCGCAGCTCAACCAGCAGGATATTCTATTTATGGGGGTGTTCAAGGAGGAGCTGTTTTATATATAGGAGCTGGAGGAGATTTAAGGGTAACTACTGTAGGTGGTGATGATCTTACATTTGTAGGTGTAAATACCGGAACATTCTTTCCTGTTCAAGTTTTAAAAGTATGGGCTACAGGAGGAACTACAGCCACTAACATAGTTGCGCTTTGGTAATTGGAATAATTATAAATATATAATATGCCTAGTTTTATAGCGATAGCAAATTTTATTGGATTCAATCAACCTGAAGGGACTGCGCCCATCGGTATTAAAGATATAGTAACTGAATTAGGCTTGCAGATGATTACGGAAGATGGAACAGGATTACCTAATGAAGACATGATAACAGAACAATAATAATAAAAATCACAAGAAAATAAAATGGCAGTAAAATTTTCACAATTCACAAACGCGACAGATGCGGCTACTATAGACAAGGTAGTGGGGTATAAGGTTGCCGGAGACTTAAATGTTCAAATACCTCCGTTAAATTTAGACACAACTTATGCTATGACTACAGCAGATGGTGTATCTCCTGTTTTAACTCTTACCGGAACTAAACCAGGGAGTACAGCAGCAAATAGTACAATAAACTTTTCTGGTACAGGAGCGATAACTGTAACAGGAACGGCGGCAACAAATGATATAGAAATATCAGCACCCGGAGCAGTAGTTGAGAGCGGGACACCTACAATTGGAAATATTCCTTTATTTACAGCAGCTAACGCTATAGGAGATTCAATAGTTTCTGAGACAAGTGCGCTTAATTTTAATGTAACAGCAACTTTAGTTAGCAGCACGGCTACCGTACTTACATTTACAGACACCACAAATAATCCAACAAATATAACAATCGGCGGAACACTTACTGTAGATAGCACCTCTGTTGGAGGACCTGGCGTTGTTGTAATCAATGTTACTAATGTAAATAACCAGGTTATAACTGCTACTGGAGCTAATGCTGGTATTGTTAGAAACGCATTAGATGGGAGTTATTCAAATATTCCTACTGTTTATAACAGCGTTTCGAGTATTTCAATAGCTGGAACACTTAGCATGGCTACTAATAAAATCACAAACGTAGTTGATCCAACAGGTGCTCAAGATGCAGCAACAAAATCTTATGTAGATGCTTCAGGTGACACGTACACATTAAACGCAGGCGCTCAAGCAGGATCTAGCGTGCCTTTAAATTTAGATGCGGCTGCAGGAACAGACTCTACTGTTAGTATAACAGGAGGAACTGCAATTTCAGTAACGCAAACATCAGCTAATGAAATAACAATAGATAATGATGGAGCTACAACTTTCAATGGACTAGGCGGAGGATTAGCATTTTATGCCCAGGCAATTGGAGCAGCAACAAAACAGATAACTAGTGATGCAAATTTTGTTGTTGACTCAAGTTTAAATTTAGGGCTTGGAACTAACGTTCCTCAATATAGCGTAGATATTCATGAAGCTAGTAGTGATCCGACTTTAAACTTACGTGCGAATTCGAGCACTAACGAGCTGCGATTTAGCGCTAGTCAAACCTTAGGTAATCCTTCTGTTATTAATTCTACTACAACTGACTTAAATATTCAAGGAGGTGGCTCTAACATACTTACGTTAGGAGTTAATAATGATCCCGGATCTGCGATATTAGGTCAGTATGGACAAGGTAGCAAAACAGGTACAGCCGCATATAATTTAGCGGTAAATAATGTCGGAAAAATAATAGAGGTTGCTGCTGGAGGTTCACTACAAACTCAGACAGTTTCAGCTGGAGGAAGCGTTGGTGTGATATTAGACACTTTATATGTTTTAACTTCTCCGAGTTCAGTTTTCTTAGACCTACCTAGTAATCCAAGTGACGGAGATTCTTTTAGTATCGCTAATCAAGGTGTAGCTTCTGGAGGAAATGTTAGTAATGTAATTCAGCAAGCCGCTTCAAACGAACCTATAATGGGCTCTTCATCTGGCCTTACAATAAACAACGCTAACGCTTCATTTGATCTTGTTTATAGCTCAGGAACTAATGGATGGACAATAGTTGGAGCGTCTTAATAAACAAATAAAAATGAATTTAACTGATTTGAAAATATATATAATAAACGCATCTACATTAGCTATATCAATGTCTCAAATTGATATACTATTAAAAGTAATTCTTTTGTCAGTATCTATAGGATACACTGTGCATAAATGGTATTTAATGGGTAAAAACAAATAAAAATATATGAGCAATTTTACAGATTTTTTTCCTAGTAGCGGTGGGGCTGGAGGTGTCAACTCGTATTCTATCTTTAGTATTAGTGATGGAACATCTGGTTTTGCTGTAACCGAAGGTTATAATCCTAGTACTGGGATATACGAACACCCGGGTGGTGGAGTATATCTTCGGACGGGATTTACTGCATTACAGGGAACTGATTATCCAAACGCAACAGTACAGGATATTAGAAACAACACGGAGCTTATTCGTGAGGTTGCCGCAAGTAGCGGTGGCATTAACAACTCTCCTAATGGTATAGGTATTACCAACTTCAGAGCACGAAGCGCGTGGAACCCAGATAATCAGACATTGTATGTTAATGATTTTCAAGCTTCAGACGGCAGAGTTCCGTTTCCTTTGTTTCCGATACTGAGAAACGCAAACGGCACATGGACTTCACAGTCGACTATACAAATACCTATTATTAATGGAGCAACTATACTAGCTCTTGGATACAATTCAAATAACGGTGTTTATGTAGGATTCTTTAGGGTAGCAGATACTCAGTTTCAAGCTCAATACTCTACTGATTTAGTAACATGGACTAGCTATGCAGTTAACTACCCTTGGCAAAATAATACTGGTGGTTTAAATTTCCAGCGATCAGGAACTGGTGTGAATCAGAGAATGCCAACAATTTGGAACGATGGAGACTCCATGAATCTTAGGATGATAACTTCTGCAGGTACATCGATTTATGTGAGATTAGATTGTTCATTTAGTCAAACTGCTGCTATACCAGCTTCAAACTTCTCTTACGCTGAACGACAACCTAACAGAGTTCTAGCTCCGTTTGTAAACTTTGGAACCCCTACTTTCTTCGGTGGAACTGCAAGTAGTGAGAAGTCAGGGGGTGTGCCATTTGCTTATGACGGAACTAACTGGTATGCCGTTAGAAGCACAAGTGGAAGCGGTGGAGTTATACAGCGAAGTTCAGTATTTGGAACGGCTTCTAGTTATGTAGACTACATAACCGACAATACAGCTGGACTACTTATATCGTCTTTGCAGGCTATATCAACTACAGAACTTGTAGGGGTAGCTCAGCCAGGAAGTGGCACTCCTTTTGGTCTTTTTAAATTTACTACAACTGCTTCAAATATTATTGGAGACGGTACAGCTAGAACATTTACTCCAACAGGAGCTGGATTAAACGCAGCATTAACACAAACTGTATTTTTACAAATAGGATAATATGACACAAAGAAACGTAGATAGGTATCTTCAAGGGGAGCTAACAGAAAATAATGCAAGAGAATGGAGAAATTCAGAGCTCGATAGAACAGACCCTATTGTCGCTATAAACGATCACTCAAATAGAACTGAGTTTTTAGCGTATAGAGCAGCTTTAAGAGACTGGCCGAGTACATCTGATTTTCCTACAATAAAGCCAACTTTATAAACAAATAAAAATATATGAGCAATTTTACAGATTTTTTTCCCGCAGGTGGAGGCGGAGGTGGAGCAATACCTGACTTAGTAGGTTTAGAGTATTTAATTCTAAGCGGCGGCGGCGCTGGGGGAGGTATACCTGGAGCAAATTATGGCGGCGGCGGTGGCGGCGGCGGAACGTACGATAACAATTATTTTTATACGGTAAAAGATGTTGTCACTCCTGTTGTAGTAGGCGCCGGAGGGGCTTGGGCGTCGGGAGCTACGACTCCTGGGGGAAGTGCCACAATAGGGTCTGGAATTAATCAAGCAGTTATCTTAGGTGGTGGCGGCGGAACATATAGCACAGTGCCCGATACCGGAGGAACGTGCTCAGGCGGAAGGGGAAGTTTAGGCAGCATGACCACTGTATCCACCATAGGAAAGGCTTTTGATGTAAGGGGTAGAGTGTTTGGATCTCTAGATGATGCCGCTATAATAGCAAGCCAAGCGTTTATAAATAAATATACAGTACCATACAGGACTGGATCTCTTGGAGGCGCTTCTGCGGTTGGCGGAGCAGGTTTAGGGGGAGTTGGTCAGAACTTAGGAACTTTTTGGCAACGTGGCGGAACAGGAGGTATTGGTGTTGATCCGACATCAGTAAATCCATCTTATGATTTTCTAACTCAAGCAGAGCTTCAAACAGAAGTGATAGGTGAAGTTACCAATGGTATTTCTTACATAGGTGGGGGAGGTACTGGATATGGTGCAACTCTAACATTCCCGAGAGCAGACCCGCCTGGTGGATGTGGTAGGGACACAGTTAACGCTCTAGCTAATACAGGTGGAGGCGGAGGAGGCCTCTCAAGTGGAGGATCAGGCTTTACTATGATTAAAGTTCCAAACTCATTATCTGTAACAACAACAGGAGGGCCTAGCGCCTATGCTAGAGCCTCGTTTACAATTTACGTATGGAAAAACACAGGTTCGATAACAGTAAATTCTTAAACAATAAATTTTTAAATTATGGCGCATTTCGCACAATTAGACAAAAACAATAAAGTAATAAACGTTATCGTAGTAAGTAATCAGGATACAGCTAATGGTCCTGGAACAGAAGAAGAAAACGGCCTTGCTTTTTTAGAGCATATTATGCCAAACTTAGTTTTTAAACAAACATCTTATAATGGTAATTTTAGAAAACAATTCGCAGGAATAGGAGGTACATACATAGAATCTATAGATTCTTTTGCATCACCACAACCTTATGAAAGTTGGACGCTAAATGAAACTACAGGAGATTGGGATCCTCCAATCCCTAAGCCCGAGGGAAATTACGAATGGGATGAAGAAACTCAAGAATGGGTAGAAGAGAGCGAAATTCCTAAACAATGAATTTACCTAAGAACGGGGTAGCAAAAGAACTTCGCCATTACGTAGGAAGCTTATTCATATTCTTACTTGTAATGGCAATCATATTTATATTAATGCAATATCCTGTTTTAGACACAAATAAGGAGGTTGTAATGATGCTTATTGGAACTATTTCAGCTAGTATTGGTATTGTTGTTAGCACAATTACAGGAGCTAAACCTGATGATGTTAATGCTTTAAGATCTAGCTTAGAAAAAAAGGAGCATCAAATTGAGTTGTTGGTTGCGGCAAAAGATAACCTCGAAAATATGGTGATCGAACTACAAAAACAGATGCTTGAAAATCAAGATAATGTTATGGATAAGATAATACTAAAAGCTGCATTAGACTTTGACGATAGAGATTCTGCGAATAAAACTTTAAAGGATAAAAAATGAAGTTAAAGTATTTTACAGATAAAGCAGACTTTAAAGGAAATATAGACAAAATGAACCCTAAGATACTAGGGATGCTTGATGCTTTAAGAGCTGAGTACGGATCGCCTATAGTTATAAATTCTTCTTACAGATCTACTGATCATCCAATTGAAGCTAAAAAAGAAAAACCTGGGGAGCATACATATGGCGCTGCTGTAGATATTAAATGCGTAGGCGGAGAAGCCACGTATCTTTTAGTAGCGGCTGCAATTAAATGTGGGTTTAAAAGAATAGGGATATCTAGAAAAAGTAATTTTGTTCATGTAGGTATTGGATACCCTGAAGCTCCTAATATGACTATCTGGACTTATTAATGTATGAGTAAAAAGAAATTTAAAGATACTAAGGTTGGTCAGTTTTTGCTAGAAAAAATACCTAGTGTTGTTGGCTCAATAGCTGGAGACACTCCTGTTGGATCTGTCATACAGGCTATAATCGGCGGCAGTGATATGTCTGCTGAAGATAAAGAGGTTGCTTTAGAGAAACTAAAAATTGAACGTGCAGAAATTGATGGCACAACAAGAAGGTGGGTGGCAGATTCTAGAAGTGGGAGCTGGTTGGCTAGTAACGTAAGACCTTTGACTTTAATTTTTTTAGTAATTTCCTATGTTTGCGGATGGTATTTAGGCTATCCTTTAGATGATATCACTGGGCTTTTAACTATAGTGATTGGCGGATACTTTGGGTCTCGAGGTGTTGAAAAAGTTTTCGGAAACAACAAGCATAGATAGACAAAAAACCTAAAGCAAATAATTTATATCTTTGTATTACAATTAAATTAAATACAATGGATATTAGAAAAATATCAATCGGACCTGATTACAAGACTGGTGCAATGCACTACTTAGTCGGACAAGAAGTTTTAGGCGGTAAATACTTTATACACTTAATAAAGAGCGATCCTGAAACTAATACTATAAAAATTTGGATTCAAAGAGAAGATGAAGTTCTTTTGTGGAAAGAATTTAGTCCTACTATGCCTATATCAATAGAGTATAACATTAATTTTTAATAGATGAATACAGGAGAATTACTAGACGAGTTTAATATGTTGACTGAAAAAAAGAAAAAAACTTCTGATTGGATGGAGTCTCTTGAAATTCAAGACAGAATTCATCAGATTGAAATGAAACTTAATAATGTAAAGCCTACTGACTCTTCTGTTGATTGCGAAGGGTGTGGATCATAATCATGAGATCTCCATTTTTTTTTATAGCTAAGCCCTTAGAGGGAAAGCGATATAACAACACTAAGGAGGTTTCGGGGATAGAATTAATCACTAGTACTTCAGAAGAAAATCATTTAGCCTCAAACAGGATGGCTGTTGTTGAGTCTACTCCTATAGGTTATAATGGCCCTATACAGAAAGGAGATACTCTTTTGGTTCATCACAATGTATTCAAGTTTTATAATGACATGAAGGGTAGAAAGAAAAGTGGGAAAAGTTTTTTTAAAGATGATTTATTTTTTATAGAAAACGATCAGTTCTACATGTATAAACACAATGATCATTGGAGTTGTCACGACAGGTATTGTTTTGTAGAGCCAATTCCCAAAGAAGATTCCTTCTTATACAAAAACTTTAGGAATGAACCTTTGATAGGAATAATGAAATACTCAAATGAATATTTAAAATCTAAAGGAATAAACTCTGGGGATAAAATATGTTTTAAGCCTGAAAGTGAATATCAGTTTGAAGTTGATGGCAAAAAACTTTACAGGATGTTTGATCATCAAATAACCTTAAAATTATGAAATCTGAAGAATTAAAGATAAAAATAATAAGTGCCGGTAAAAAAGCTGTTGAGCAGTTAATAAAAGTAGCTAAAGAGGATATAATAAAACATGATCCTGAAGATGAACTTGCCGCAGATAGATTAAAGAATGCTGCAGCTACAAAGAAGTTAGCTATATTTGATGCTTTCGATATATTAAATAAGATTGATTTAGAGCAGGAAAATTTAAACTTATCTTCACAGCCTAACGTTACTAAAACAAAACAAGGATTTGCAGAAAGAAGATCAAAATAAATTATACGAGAAAATTTTTAACCTTGTCCCCAGTGGTGTTTTAAAGAAAAAAAACAAAGCTAAGACTTGGCTTTACGGGTATAACGAAAAATACGATATAGTTGTTATTTCTAAAACTGGTCAAATAGAGGATATCATATGTATTAATGATGTTCGTATAGCTCTACCTAAGATACCGGATAAAATTTATCAAAGAAGTAAAAACAAAAAAGAACAATATTGGGAAAGACATTCTCTCCCTAAAGACCTCACAAAAATCTCATCTATATTTCATTGGAATGAAATGCCTGATAATTTTAAATCTAATTGGGTTGATTATATTGAAGGTGAATTTGATAATAGAGATTTAGGCTTTTGGTTTTATAACAATGGAGCCCCTACATATATAACAGGCTCTCATTATATGTATCTTCAATGGACTAGTATTGATGTAGGTTATCCTGATTTTAGAGAAGCTAATAGGATTTTCTTTTTATACTGGGAAGCGTGCAAAGCGGATAACAGGTGTTTTGGCATGGACTATTTAAAAATACGAAGATCTGGATTTTCTTTTATGGGCTCTTCTGAATGTGTGAATACGGGTTCTTTAGCGAAAGATTCTAGAGTTGGAATACTTTCTAAAACCGGTTCTGATGCTAAAAAAATGTTTACCGACAAGGTAGTTCCTATATCAACTAGACTTCCTTTCTTTTTTAAACCCATACAAGATGGTATGGATAAGCCTAAAACTGAATTAGCATTTAGAATTCCTGCATCTAAAATAACTAAAAAAAACATGTATGATGTAGTGGATGATGAGTTATATGGATTAGACACGACTATTGATTGGAAGAATACAGACGATAACTCCTATGATGGAGAAAAATTACTTTTACTAGTTCACGATGAATCAGGAAAGTGGGTGAAACCTAATAATATTTTAAATAATTGGAGGGTTACAAAAACTTGCTTGAGGTTGGGGAGTAAAATTATAGGTAAATGCCTAATGGGGTCTACCTCTAACTCACTTAGTAAGGGAGGTGATAATTTTAAAAAGCTCTACGAAGATTCTAATCCAAAAGAAAGAAATGCTAATGGTCAAACTAAAAGCGGAATGTACTCTTTATTTATACCTATGGAATGGAATATGGAGGGGTTTATAGATCTTTATGGAATGCCTGTTTTTTATAAACCTGAAAAACCTATAATGGGTGTTGATGGCGAGAAAATAATTAATGGAGCTATAGATTATTGGGAGGCTGAAGTAGATTCTTTAAAGAAGGACGCTGATGCTTTAAATGAATTTTATAGACAATTTCCTCGAACAGAGTCTCATGCTTTTAGAGATGAAAGTAAATCGTCTTTATTTAATCTAACTAAAATATATCAACAAATAGATTACAATGACTCTTTGATAATGGAGCATCATGTAACTAGAGGGAGGTTTTATTGGAAGAACGGAGTAAAAGACAGTGAGGTTATTTGGACTCCAGATTCTAGAGGAAGATTTAGGGTTTCTTGGACTCCAAAAAAAGGAATGAATAATAATTTATATTCTAAGAATGGAGTTTATTATCCTGGAAATGAGCACATTGGAGCTTTTGGTTGTGACTCTTATGATATATCTGGAACTGTTGGAGGACGAGGGTCTAATGGAGCGCTGCATGGAATGACTAAGTTTAATATGGACGATGCTCCAAGTAGTGAATTCTTTTTAGAATATGTAGCTAGACCGCAAACTGCTGAGATATTTTTTGAAGAAGTTTTAATGGCATGTGTGTTTTATGGAATGCCTATACTTGTGGAAAATAATAAACCTAGGCTATTATATCACTTTAAGAATAGGGGGTATAGAGGATTTAGTATGAATCGTCCAGATAAGCACTATAATAAGTTATCAAAGACTGAACGTGAATTAGGAGGAATACCTAATACTTCTGAAGATGTAAAGCAATCTCATGCTGCAGCAATAGAGTCTTATATAGAAAAGCATATAGGAATAGACTTAGATGCAACGTACAGGGATCCTGATGAGATGGGCAGTATGTACTTTGCTAGAACTTTAGAGGATTGGGCAAAATTCGATATAAACAATAGAACTAAATTTGACGCAAGTATAAGTTCTGGATTAGCTATAATGGCTAATCAAAAAGGTGTTTATTTGCCTGAGCAAAAACAAACAAAAATAAGTCTTAACTTTGCAAGATATAATAATAAAGGATCTTTAAGCGAATTAATTAGATGAAGGAAGTTAGTGTAAATATTTCATCTGTAGGATTTCCAAGTCAATTTGTTTCAGATGCTGAAAAAGCAACTGAAGAGTTTGGATTACAGATAGGTCAAGCAATACAATACGAATGGTTTAGAAAAGACTCAGGAGGCTGTAGATATTATAGTCAATGGAGGGATTTCAATAGACTTAGACTGTATGCTAGAGGAGAGCAATCAGTTGCTAAGTATAAAAATGAATTAGCTGTTGATGGTGATCTTTCCTATCTTAACCTAGACTGGACTCCTGTTCCTATAATACCGAAGTTTGTAGACATAGTTGTTAACGGAATGTCTGACAGGTTATTTAAGGTTAATGTTTATGCTCAAGATGCGCTGTCTCAAGCCAAAAGAAGTAAGTACCAAGAAATGGTAGAAGGTCAAATGGCTGCCAAAGAAGTTCTTCAGACAGTGAAAGACAACACGGGGTTTGATCCTTTTATAATGAACCCCGACGATCTTCCCTCTACGGACGAGGAGCTTTCTTTATATATGAATTTAAACTATAAACCAGCTATAGAAATTGCGGAAGAAGAAGCGATTGATACTATGTTTGCTGAGAATCATTATTCTGATATACGAAAAAGATTAGATTATGATCAAATGGTTGTAGGGATGAGTGTTGCTAAACATGAGTTTCTTCCAGGATCAGGTGTAAAAGTTTCTTACGTAGACCCCGCTAATGTGGTTTATAGTTACACAGAAGATCCAAATTTTAAAGATTGCTTTTATTGGGGAGAAATAAAAACTGTTCCAATTACAGAGTTGAATAAGATTGATACTACACTAACTAATGCTGATCTAGAAGTAATATCTCAATATAGCCAAAGCTGGTATGACTATTTCAATACTGCTCAATATTACGAGAACGATATTTTTTACAGAGATAGCTGTACGTTAATGTATTTTAATTACAAGTCTACTAAGAAAATAGTTTACAAAAAAAAGAAGTTAGATGGTGGAGCTTCTAGAATGATAGAAAAAGATGACACCTTCAATCCTCCTGAGGAAATGATAGAAGATGGAAACTTTGAAAAGATAGAAAAAACTATAGATGTTTGGTATGAGGGGGTAATGGTTATGGGTACTAATATTTTGCTTAAGTGGGAGCTTGCTGAAAATATGGTTCGGCCTAAATCTTCTTCTCAGCATGCAATACCTAATTATGTAGCTACTGCACCTAGAATGTATAAAGGCAATATCGAATCTCTTGTTAGGAGAATGATACCTTTTGCTGATCTAATTCAAATGACACATTTAAAACTTCAGCAAGTTATAGCTAAAGTAGTTCCAGACGGAGTGTATATTGATGCGGATGGTTTAAATGAAGTTGACTTAGGTACAGGATCAGCGTATAATCCAGAAGATGCTTTAAGATTATACTTCCAAACAGGTAGTGTAATAGGAAGAAGTTATACTCAAGAAGGGGATTATAATCAAGGTAAAGTGCCTATACAGCAGCTCACGTCCAATTCAGGAGCTTCTAAGACACAAATGCTTATAGCTAACTATAACCACTACTTAAGCATGATAAGGGCTGTAACAGGCTTAAATGAAGCCAGAGACGGGTCTTCCCCTAATTCAGACGCTTTAGTTGGTGTTCAAAAGTTAGCAGCATTAAGTTCAAATACAGCCACTAGACATATTTTAGATGGTAGTCTTTATATGTATAGAACTTTAGCTGAGGCTTTAACTTATAGAGTTGCAGACATACTTGAGTATTCTGATTTTAAAGATGACTTTATAAATAAAATAGGAAAATATAATGTAAGTATTTTAGGGGAGATATCTGAGTTATATATTTATGACTTTGGAGTATTTATTGAATTATCTCCAGACGAAGAAGAAAAAGCTTTGCTTGAACAGAATATTCAAATGGCGCTATCTAAAGGAGATATTAATTTAGAGGATGCTATTGATATTAGAGAGATAAGAAATCTTAAACTGGCTAATCAATTACTGAAAGTTAAAAGAAAATCTAAGCAAGAGATAGACGAAAAGAAAGAAATGCAACGTCAAGCTATAACTGCTCAGCAGCAACTTAAGTCTCAAGAGATGGCAGCTCAAGTAGCTATTCAAAAAATAGAATTAGAGACTCAAGGGAAAATGAAATACAAGCAAGCTGAAATTGCCTTTGAAATAGAAAAGACAAAGGCCGAGGCTGAATTAAAGTCTCAACTAATGCAGCAAGAGTTTAATTACAATTTACAGCTACAAGGCATTAGCGATTCTCAGTTAGCAAAAAGAGAGGGTAGTAGAGAAGAAGCAAAGAAAGATAGGATAAGTCAGCAGAATACCGAGCAATCTCAATTAATAAATCAAAGAAAAAACAATTTACCGCCTAAGAATTTTGAGTCTAATGAAGATTCTCTAGATGGTTTTGATTTAGCTGAGTTTTCTCCAAGGTAAAAAAGTGTCTTTATATTTTTCTTAAATTTGTAACTTAAATCAAATCAAATGGATATAAAAGTAAGAGAGGTAACGAATGTAGATTCAAAATCTTCACAAGAAATTGAACAAGAGCTACTTGACAAACATGAAGAGCAGTTTTCTGAAGAGTCAAGCGAACAGCCTGTAAGTGAAAAGAATCAGATTGATGATGCCGAAGAAGAAAAAAAAGAAGAGCCTGTATTAGAAGATAACGCTTCTATTAAAGAAGATTACGAGCTAAAAGAGGAAGATGTTCTTTCATATATTGGAAATAGATATGGTAAAGAAATTAATTCTATTGAAGAATTAATGGAGGCTAAAGAAGAGGCAGAAGAATTGCCTGAAGATGTAGCCGCTTACTTTAAATATAAAAAAGAAACAGGACGAGGAATTGGTGATTTTGTTAAATTACAACAAGACTACACTAAAATGAATCCTGATTCTTTGCTAAGAGAGTACTTTACACTTACGGAAGAAGGTTT